TGGGATTAAAAATCCTACTGCCTTTAGATATTCAGCAAAACTTTTGCCTTCAAAGCCTTTTGGAGCAGTTACTTGAAGTTTATCTCCAATATGGTAGATTACTTTACCACCGACAGTTTTAACTGGCGTCATTGCAGCATCATAAATAGTTGACCAGAAGCCACCAAAACCTCCCTTAAAACCACCTTCTGAGATTGCTTTTACTCCTACTTTTTGTAGTTCTTGTAGATTCCCGTAATCTATATACTTTTGCTTAATATTCACATCTTTTAGGGCATCATAAGTTTTCTGACGAATAGCATCTGCCATATCTGCCTTTAACATTCTAAATTCATTAGCAACATCTTGACCCCTAAATACTTTAGCTGGGGTAAATTCTGCAATTTCAGATTTTAACTTCTGAGCTTCTTTAAATGTAAATTGTGCAATGTCTTTGTAGTCTTCTGCTAAAGCTTCAAAAGCGTCCTCATAGGCTTTTTTCTTTGAGGGGTCAGTTATACCAGCAATTCTTTCTTTTATTGGTGCAAAAAGCTCCTCTTTTGTAATGACCCCTTGAATACTATCTACAGCAGGAGCAATTTCTTTTTTATAAAGAGTATCTGCAACTCTTTTAGCTTGAACACCAACTTGTTTTTCTGTCCCAGCGACTCCACTTCTAAGAGCTGTTTCTCCTACAGTTATTGGTTTAAATGCTGAGTTTCCTTTTATAGCACCTGCTCCATAAAGTCTTGAGAAAGTAGCTGGTTGAGATGCCTCATAAGCAAGTATGTTTTCAGCTTCTCTAACACTTGGAGTAAATGCTGACTTATACAGCACTTCTCCTCCTTTCTTTACTAAACCAGTAACAGGAGAAATTCCTTTAGATATCAGATTTACCCCACCAGCAACTGCGCCCTTAGCAAGCCCAGCCCCACCTCCAGCTAAAATCTCTGCCCCTGTTTCTAGTTGTCCTCCTAGTTTTTGTGCTTCATTAGTTGGTTGTAATGCTTGTGTCACCGATTGTCCTTGAGTTGTCTCTTTTTTAAGTGCTTCTATACCAACTTCTGGTTTAAAAGCTTTTGTTTCTGATAGTGGTTTCCCAGTTACTAGTGCTTCTGCTCCGCCTAGTACACCTTGCCCGATATCTTGGAGCCCTGATACTGTATTTACTAGTGTTCTTCCTGCTCCTTTAGCAAAACCAGTAGCTACGTCTTTTGCTTTAATTTCTTTTGTTCCTTGTGGAATGTATTGAGTAAGACCTGCTGACTGTAGTTCGTTATTCATTTGTCCACTTTCAATTCTCCTACGTAGTTCTGTTGCAAACTCAGTGTTAGGATTTGACTTAGCGTATTGAATTGCTTCTTGTATATTTGCCATAGTTATTTACTAAAAAACGTGCTATTAGTTGAATTTGAAACTGTATTTGTAGATGAACTACCTGGAATAGAACTAAGTAGTTCCTGGTTACTGAGTCGATACATCAGAACAGAGTTAGCAGTATCTATTAACGTTCTGAGTTCATTGGTATTTTTGTAACTTGTTGATAGGAGCTGATCTGTATTTCTTTTGATTGTTTCCGAGGCTGCTGTAAGAGCTGTATCGAGAGCGTCAACTCTGCCTTTCTTTAGCCCTAAAACACCTGGCTCTGGTATACCTAGAGCGATCAGCTTCTGAACTCCGTTATCAAGAGTTCCTAGTGTGTAGTAGTCTTTTGTTGCTCCAACGAGAGCAGAGTATGTTTGTCCTAGCGCACCAGAACCTTCACCAAACAATTCACCTGTTCCATACTTTTCTATTGCTGCTTTGTAATCTGCAACTGCTTTGGCATAAGCCGCAGCGTCTTTCACTGCTTTTGCTTCTGGTGTTGAGTTAAACTTAGCGTTTTCCTCATAAGATAGTGTGCGAAGACCTCCAGGAGAGGTGTTATATAGTTTGTTATAGGCTTCTTGATTTTCAAGACCAAGTTTTGCAAGTTGCGCCTTCTTGATTTGAACAGATAGATAGTCTCCTGCATACCGACCGAGTATGGCTGCTGCTTCTGACTCTGTTTTGGCTTTTGAAGCCCTATCTGCAATGCTTGGTTCTACTCCTTGAGTTCTTGCGTTAATCACCATGTCTGATATTGCTTTATCATTAGCCTTCCTTTCCTCTAAGTCCCTCTCTTCCTTTCGAATAGCAATATTAAGAGCCTCTGTACGTTTCTTGTCTATTGATGTCAGGATATCCTTATTTAGCTCATACTGTGCCTTTTTAAGAGCCAACTGTTCTTCGAGAGGTTTGTATTTCAAGTCCACCACTTGTTGCGCTTTCTCTTTAGCAGCGTTAAGCCGCAGCTGAGATCCTGTAGCGGCTGCTGCTGCAATATCTGCTTGCTGTCCGATAGAAAGTGCCTTGAGGGCGTTTTCACGCAACCTTGCCGCTTCTAGGGGGGCTGCGCCAGCCTCTGTTCTTCCCCTTCCTGCACTTTCTTGTTGAATTTGAATAGGAATTGCCTGAGCCTCACGGTTAAGAGCGGAAGCCTGGGCGTTTAAGTTTGCTAATTCTTCTGCATATTTATTAAGATTAGCTGTTTCTGTGCTTACTCCAGCCTGTTGCTGCGCAGCTTGTAAATCTGCTGTTTTACCAGAAAGCAATCCCATTATATCTAACTGATTTTGTGCTGTTGCATTCTGTGACTCCTGCACCTGATTAGCCTGACTATTTATAGTTTTAAAATCATTAGACAAAGAGGTAAGAATTGGAGCAACAAGCTGATTATAGTCTGTGGTATCCTGCGGGGTAGGGGAAATAGACATCGGTGTAACTTCTCTTAAATTATCTACTGGTATTGCGTTGCTTTGAGTGGTAGCCATATAGTTATATTAAAGAACATTATGCAAATAGTCCAAGATTTTGCAGTTTTGTAATTATTGAGTTAATTGTTGTTGCGGCAGATTGCGCTTCTGACTGAACATAAACGCCAGAAGGTGTCCCAACAGGCGTAACTGCGCTTTGCTGTGACGCGCCGCTTTTTGTAAAAAAACCAATACGACCAACAAAGTCAACGTCTTTTCTAAAGACCTGTTTAGCTTCAAAATTATCTTTAAAGTAAATACTTTTTAGCTGTTCTAGCTCTTGTTCTAGTTTTGTGATTCTTTCTTCCATATTATTTTTCTATAGTTTCATACCAGTATGCAAGCTCTTTTACTTCTACATTTCCTGTTGTAGAAATCCTAAATTTATATTCGATCGCATCAAAAAACGGTGCTCCATTTTCTGCCTTAACTTCTTTTGTCGTGTATTGTCCAGTTGTTGATTGTGTTTTTGATATCACATTACGAAGTACTCCCGTTTCATCGTTATAATATCCAACTTCTACTGTTCCATTTGCGCTTTTAACGTTGTAAGAAATTCTTACTTTTAATAACTTTTTTAACTTATTTCTGTCTCCTTCTGCCATTAAAGGATTTATGGTTGTTATGTATACACAGTTATTATTATATGTTGTAGATGTTCTTGCTAAATAGCCAGACACATCGTCTGTGTATGATGTAAACAAAGTGTCAGAGACAAGAGAAATTCCAGTAAGTGCTCCAGTAGGGAAAGATCCATTTGGAGTTATGTAACTTTCTCCAGAAACCGTCCACCTGTTACTTTTATTTTTTGTAACTGTATAGATTACGTTATCTTGATCAAAACCAAAATAAAGTTTATTAGTATTTTTTGCTTTATACGGTTTTAAAACATAATAAGAGTCTCTTGTAAACTCTGCAAAATACTGAACTGTGCCGCCAGAAAATAGTCCAATCGAATATTTACAAGTATTGTTTGTTGAAAAATCCCCTACATTTTTAGTTGAAGATACCCCAACAAGTACTTCGCCTATATTTTCAAGAATTTCCAATGAATTGTCTCCCCAGTCAACAATACCAGAGGCAAGTGTGTTCGTCGTGTCTCTGTTCCAATGGAAAGAAACAGAATTTCCTTTTCCTGTTATTGGCTTACATGCTACTTCTAAATATGCTCCGTAAGATGTTAGTGATGTTATTACCATGCTATCAGGAACAGTATAGGCTGTGCCCGTAAATGTTGTACCGTCATACTTTCCAACGACATTGGCATTTGCAAAATATAAAATATCATCTTGAGGATGAACAAAGGGCTTAACTCCGTTAGCGTTTTGAGTTCCAACAATGTTGCCTTTTGATGTAATTGTAGATAGGTCGGTAAGTTCTACTAGGTTAGAACTTGTAAGGGCATAAAGCTTTCCTTGATATTCGACCATCGTGCCAGAAACGGGTGTCGATATGCTTGCAGAATACACCACAACTTGCTGCCAACAGAAGTAATGTCAGAACTAGAACTTTTTCTGAAAAAAGCAGCTTTTGTTGATGACGATGACTCTCTACCATAACCAAATATATAGGTTGTGCCTGAATATGTTGCGGGGACAACGTCAGTTATATCATAGTCAGTTATTGTCCCCCCAGAAAATGATTCCGCAATCATGTCTTTCTTAGGAATGAGGGAGTGTGGTTTTGTAGTTATGTCAAAATTGTAAGACTGTTCACTAAAAAAGCCAGACGTTGTTCTTACATCTTCAGCTTGCCCATTATCAAATCTATTAATAATTGTTTTTTTCATAAGTTATTTCCAAGCCCTAAGACTGAAAGTGCATGTTGCCGCTGTTGGAGTGCCTGTTTTTGTTGAAACAAGACGAACAACAACTTGTGTTGAAGAAACAGAATTTACTGATAGAGTAATATCGATTCCATTTCCTGAACCATCGTTATCTCCAGCTTTAGGAGCTGTTGAGTTGACTGAAAATGAGTATGTTGTGCCAGTTGTTTCGTTGCTTTGGAAATAAGTAACTGATTTAAGCGTTGTGCCATCATAATGAGCAATACCTGTCGTTGTCATTATCGTCCCACCGCTATTTCTTCCAGTCATTTTAAAATGAATCTCTATTATTTTTGCAGTAAACCCAGTAGTTATTGTTGTATCTGTGTTTGTTGCTGTAGTGATACCAGTAATTGTCTGAACCGTAGAAGCGAAAGATGTGGTGATTCCAGTTAGCCCAGAGCCATTAAATATTGGTGTGCTTGCTGCTAGCGCGTCGGGCGTCACAACAAGAGGAGCTCCAGTGCCTCCCGTTGCCGTTCCCGCTGTCACTTCTGCACTTGTCGCCAATTCTACAATTCCTTTTCCTGTTGTACTAGCGTCAGAGTTTGCTGGAGGAGCAGCCCAGGTGCCATCCCCTCTCCAAAAAGTAGAAGAGGTTGCCCCAGTGCCAGAGTTTAAATTGCCAACTGGTAAATTGCCCGTTACGTGATTAGCAAGGTTAACTAAAGCTCTTGTAATGACTTGCCCGCTTATAGTTATATAATCAGGAGATCCCGCAAGAGTTACGTTGGTATACAGCGTATCAAAATACGTTTTTAATGCAGCCTTTACGTTCGCCCAAGTTATTTTCTTTGTTGTCGAAGTTGTTATATCAACAATAGGCAAAACATCTGTGTCTATGGCTGGAGTATATGAAGTTAGTTCTGTAATTTTTTTATTAGCCATAAATTATGATTTATTTTGATTAATTGGCGATACTGCATTTTTAACTTCATTAATCCCAAGTATTGACGCGCTTCCATCTAACAATATAAAATCTCCACTTTCCAAGGTTAGATAATCACCATTTTCACACAATAGGTAGAAACTTCCCTTTTCTGTGTTTACTGGGATTATCGCGTTTTTAAGTTGGTTAACTGGTGATATTGGCATACTATCGCGTCGAATGGTGAGCAGGCATTATTCTTGGCTTTTCATCCCTTACTCTCTCAGAATAATACTCTTCTATTTCTTTTTCTTTTTTATCCATTTGTGCAAAATATAAATTTGCTTTTGCTGTATCGATTGGCAACCAATAATGATAAGCCGCCCACATTACAGGATATACATGGTGAGCGTTTGGTGCTCCCATTTCTTTTGTTGTGTCAGACGAAGAAAAATATGACGGCGTCCGTGCATACCACACACGTATACCTTCTGTGGAGTTGTAACTTGGTGTTAAATCTAAAAATATCCCATTAGCTGTTTTATAATACCTGGCTGGCACTCCTGTCTGAGTTGCTCGAGCCGTTATCGATTCTTCCTCGCTCATTTCATCATAAGGAGTTAACAGTTTCCATACACCATTGTTGTCTTTACACTCTACGCGGTAAATGTCTAGTATTTGGTTTCCTTGCTCATCTTCTGTAAAGTTGTAGTCCTGTTGACCAGAAACAAGATCAAATTTTATATTTGGATATCTTGAGTGATTTGTGTCGTCGGATAACCATGTTCCTGATTTTGGAACTGTTAGCATTTGATAAGCATCTAAACCAAGATTTATATCTCTTGTCTTTGCCGCAGTTGTGTAGTTATTAGAAGATTCTGTGCCAGTCCAATCCTCCAATAGCTGCAACATCCCCGTTCTATTTGTAGTTTCTGAGTATTGCATATTTTGGGTAATTCACCCTATAAAACCCCCTTTCGGGAGTTCTAAGGAAAAACTAGCTAGTAGCAAAGGCTGTAGCCACAGTACCAGAACCTTGCACGATTCCTTCTACCATCCAACGAGTAGATGACAAACAAGTAAATCGAAGCTTTGTCCCAAGGATACCTCCTGTCGTTGTACCGTTCATAGTTACAGCCACATGTGTCGAACCGTTACCAGTAAACGCAGCCACAGCGTTTGAAGTGTCTGTGTCCACATTTACATATCCACCAATTAGCAGTTCTGTTCCTGCTCCAGTAATGATTTTTGCAGAATTAGAAGTGATAGTTGTAGTTACTGCAAAATCGAAGAAAGTACCAACGGTAGGAGCTGTAGGTAGTGTGTAGACAATACCTGCGGCTCTGTTGAAAAGTACAAGTGATCCTGATTCTGTTTCGTTAAGAGTACGTGTTGCGCCCGAATCACTGATTACAGGCTGTGGGAATGACGTAGCTCCGAAAGTTTGTGAGTTTCTATTGATCATGGTTGTTATTTTTTACCTTTCGGGGGATTTCTAAGATAGGGAATCGGTGGGATAAACCTATCCTAGAAGCCCCCAGAAAGTTAACTTGTTAATAATTTATTGGATTAAGCCAGGCATATTCACCAAAATAAAGCTTTGCTGCATCGTTATAAACTTTTGCTGCATCTTCTTTCGATTTGAATACTCCAAGATGTTTGTATGATGTTGGGGTTTTTATTCTTGCGTTCCAGTTTTTATTTTTACTGTTCCAGTAAACTCCCTTGTAACCACTTTTACAATCTTTTCTTGCTCCGCGATTCATTTTGTTTTGAGAACTATTAACAATTCTTATTCCCATCAATATGATCTACTTCATATCCTTGAGGACAATTTGTGATATACCTGTGAATTAAAATCCTGCCTTTATCTGTGGTGTGGCTGTAAATTGTGTTTGATTTACCAGCAACCCAGTTATATTTAGACAATATTTCATAATCATTATCATCTACCATTATTAGTAGTTTTCTTTTTGCATCTGAACGTGTTTGCCCTGTTTTAATGTGCTTCATTTTAGTCGCTATTATTCTTAATCCCTTTTATGTGGGGAGATGTACAGGAAGGAAGCGACTAAACAACCTTTCTGCACGTCCCCCAACATAATTGGGGTTTGTTTACTAACTGATTGTAATATCGATAGTAAGTGCTGCACGAGGTGTCCAAGCTTTGAAACCGATAAGTCCAGACGCAACGACTTCCATACCAGTTTTACCTGATACACCCTTCTCTTCGTAAGTAACCCCACGAGGAGCGGCGTAAGTAGTAACCATTTTCGCTCCACCAACTCTGTGTCCAGCGTTTGTCCATGTCTTTGATCCTGATACTGTTGAAGTAGTTTCATCAACGAAAGTACCTGATCGCACTACGTAGATGTCAACACCCATAAGAGATGTGACGTATCCATTGTTAAGAGCGGCATCTGCGTATGAGTATCCAAGACCAACCTGTGACTGGATAATTCCAGTAAGGTCAGTGTTTTCAACGATAACATACATACCGTTCATAACTTCTGAGTAGCCAGAAACTTTAGAAACGATGTTTGAAAGGATAACTGGAACGTTAGCTGCAGTAGTGAATCCTCCTGCTGGTGTTGTGTAAGTTCCTGTTCCGTCTTCACAAAGGTTGTTAACAACGAACTTGTCGATTGCTGTTGCAACTGACATAGTAAGTTCTTTGTTAGCTTCTGCAAATAGATCGAAGTTAGCAAGTGTAGCCTCGAATCCAAAGATGTGTGTAGAAGCAATAACTTCATCAGCTACAGTAAGAGTGTCATCTGTAGTTGTGATTGCCGCTGGTGTATAAGTACCCGCTACCGCCTGTACGGTTGCCGTAACAGCTGATAGGTAAGGTGATGAGATTGTCTTCGCTTCTGTGCGATCAACGAGACACACTTTTTCTGCAACAAGTGCTGAACGAAGTGCTGTGTCAAGCATCTTGAGACGATACTTGTCACGAAGTGTTTTTGTAGATAATGTGTTAGCCATTTTGGGTTATATTAGTATTTTTAACCCCACCGATTCTATTTTCTTCCTCCAAACATTCGTAATCTAACGAGTCTGTCCATATCTGCTTCATTTTCTGGTAGATCACCTCGAGATGCTGCAGCTAGAAGAGCCTCATCAGATACTTTACCTGTTTGTCTTCGAGCTCCTCCAGTGTTAGCAGCTTGTGCGGTTGTACGCATTTCTACTTTTTCCTGAATAGTAGCCTTAACTACAGGTGATTTCAGTGCTTCTGTTACAGAAATGCCTTTAAATTTAGCGTATTCTATAACATCAGACATATCTTCATGTTCAATGTTAGCTTTTGAGAGAGCAATAATGTCCATAGTGCTAAGTTCAGGTTCTTTTTGACGAGATTGTGACTTAGCTTCTGGCTCCTTTGCTTTTTTCTCTGCTTTTTCAGCTCGGATTTTGTAGTTGTTTGCTAGTTCTTCTGCTTTCGCAAGACGAGCACGCATTTCTTCTACACTTTCCTCAGAACTTTCATCTGTTTCAGTATTATTAGAGTAAACTGTATCCTCTTGAGTGTTTAAGATGACCTCCTCATCATTGTTTGTATCCATAGTTTTTAGGAAGCTTTTTAGGATAGCTAACGAATCCTTATATTTTTAGTTTAAGTAACATTTAGAAAACAAGCAACTTATTTAAGAGAATCTTTTGCCATTCTTTCTGCCGCTTGCTGTACAGTTTCTTCGTCTTTTTTGTTTGCAAGAAGTCTTAGGTCATAAACACATAACGTGTCTATTTGTCCAAGTAAGAAATTTCTAGCTTTAATTCTTGTAAAGACCTCTGGATGATTTAGATCTGCCAAATCGTGTAATGTAATCGGATTTTCTGCAAAAATTCCATCAAGCTCATCTAGCCTTTGCTTTGTATACTCAATCTCTAGTCTTTTTACTTCTATAATGTCCATTCCTTCTTCTCTTGACTTGCCGTCTAACTCTGTTTTTAAGCCGAGTGCCATATCTGACAAAACAAAAAATGGCGAATCGGCATCAATAGATGGCATAAAGCACTTACGAAGTAACTTTTTTGTTTCAGGAGATAGTTTTTTAATGATCTCTTTTTCTCCGTCAGTTAACTCAGCCCCAAGCATGTGTTTACGCACCGCGTATAAGCATGCATCATCTCCGCTGAAAGTATTTTTAATAAGCGATAACTCTTCAGAAGAGTATCGCATTTTTTGTTTTGGATCGCGCATTATAGTGAAAGCAATTTTTTAATAAACGACTCTTCTTTGATTGCAAATTTAACAGGATTTTGCTTTTTGTATGTTTCAAGCACGCGCATATAAGCCTGTTTTTTTTCTGTATCTAGGACTATTGAATCTAGTGTTGGAAGCGTTTTTATTGTAACTTCTTGTACTTCTTCTTCTTTTTTTGCTCGTGGCATATTATTGTTGATTAACTGGTAAAGTAGCCCCACCTGCTTGAGCTTGCGCCCCACCGCCTGCAAGGGCTTGTGTAGGTATAGATTGTAGCTGTACAGGAGAGATTGCGCCTGTTTTTGTTACTATTTGATTAAATAAGAATTTACCTTCTGGCGTTTGCATTACGGCTTGTTTGTTTGGATCTGCTATAGTTTGGAATACTGTCGTAAGCGTCGCTAAGTCTTCTCGTGTAAACGATGCCTCGCCTGTTACATCAACCTCACAGTCCATAACAAAGTTATCAAATAACTCTGCCCATGTATACGAAGGTATCTCAGATGGCTTAAAGAATCTATTTCCGCCCATTGCTTGCAGCTCTTTTTGTATTTGAGAAGCTTGTTCTTCTGGTGTTGTTGCTTGCATTGGTTCTGTAAGTTTTCCTTCTTCTGCTTGTAAAAATAATGATTCCGCATTTTTTCTATTTGATCTTAGTTTTGACTCTGATTGAATATACATGTTTTCAATTTGATCAATACCATAAGAGTCTAGTGTTGCGACCACCTCATCTGTTGTATCCATTTTTGTTCGTAAATATGGCAATACAAACGTATTTATCATGTTTTCTAAGCATAGCCCCTTGTTTTCTACCATAAGCTCAAACAATGAGTGAGCTTCTTGCTGTAAAGCTTCTACTTGTCTCCATGCAGTTCCGGAAGGCTGATTTGCCCCCATAAGCGCGTCTGGCGTACTTGTAATCTCTTGAGAAAGATTTTTCCACATATTTGAAAAAGCTTGCAAAGATGAAACATCGTGAGATCCATTATTAACTTGAGTTAGGGGCTGATTAACTGCATGTACTAATATATCCCCTGTCTCTATTGCAGAAAGAGCGTTCTGTCCGACAAAAGTTCCGTCAGATGTCTGGAAAATCAATTTAGAAGCAAGATCAAGCTGGTCTTTAATTGCTTTTACCGAATGGTTCATCATCCATTGTGCTTCAAATAAATGCTCAACCGCCCCTATTGCCATAGATCTTCCATCCTCTTTAATAAGGTGAGTTATCATGTACTGATCTTTTTTTTCTCTTCCAGATACAAGGCTAAAGTTATCATATTCCCCTTTTTTGTTTTCTGATTCTAAGAAAGAAATTACATGCATTTGCTGAACGTAAGTATCGTCGTCCTGATCTTTTCTTGTTATGTAAGACAAAGGCATTTCTCCATGAACCTCGTATAGTTTAATATACCCAGTTTTATTATCTTTATTTTGTCCAGCAATCGTTTTTCTTGTTGTCGCTGTACTAATAAGATTTTCAACCTGTTCTTGATTATAGCCCTTTCGTTTTCGTAATTGCGCTGGGGTAAGTTCTAAAATTTCTATTTTGATATTTGACTCAAAATCAACAGGGTCAATAATTAATCGATTCCACGGAACAACTTCTGCATAAAGTTCCCCATCTTTTTCTACAAATTTTACTACAGATGAACCATAACGCACTAGTGAGCGCCCCCACTCATTAAGGAATTGACCAAATTTAGATTTTTTCATCCATTGTTGCAGATGATATGTTGCTAAAAATGCCGCAACGACATCACTGGTCTTATTTGATCTAATTCTTATATTCTTTCTATCTATGTCTGTTGCCCTATACCAGATATTAGTTATTCCAGTAACAATATTAAAAAATGGTTTTTCGCGCCCCATTGAATCAACGTCCCCAGATATGTGCTTAGAGTTTAAATATGCGTCTATTTTTTCAATATTTTCTCTAAGCGAAAACGAAACATACTTTGAAATAACAGTGTTTCCACTGATATCATCTTGTTCCATTTTTCTTACAACGTCGTAGATAGTTTTATCGTCCATTTTTACTGAGTTTTATATAGGCAAGTTAGTATATTTTTAGTGTAAAGAACATTTAAATATGTGTCTACTTGTTACTTCTACTCTCCATTGCTTTTTGCCTCATGCGAGCAATCTGCTGGTTAACAAGTGCTGAACGTTCTTCCCCCATGTCAGGGAGCATTTTGTTTCTAAGCACAAAGTACATACGCATAATCCATGTGTCAGAGTCGTCAGGTGATCTACCGATAATTGCTTTAACGTCTTCTTTTTGAGTAGCCATACGCTTACCGTCCCCAGTTGAAGCATCTTGATAAGTAGCAAGTTCTTCTATGACTGCTTCTTTCATTCTTCCTGTTACTTTAGAAGCGATCTTGTGATTGTTTACTATATCGGCAAGTGTAAAAACACATTGTGATCTAAGGTTTTTGTAGTCTGATGTTAGTGCTTTGGCGTTAGGTAGATAGGAAGCATTAGGCAACCTAACAATATCCATGTCTGTTTTAATAGGAGAATAAGATGACTTATACCCTATGATGCCATCTAGTTGAGATGACGACGCCACTCCTGCTCCAACACCGATTGCATCTACTGCAATGTTTGAGTACGGAATACGCTCTGTAGAGGCATATTCTCTGATCTTAGCGATGATCATCTCAGTGTTTAACCTATCAAATTCTTCACGCCTGTATTCTTCTAAACCCTCCCAGAAAGAAAACTTAGTCTTGTCTGTTCCGTCGTCTGCGATATCCACGATGAGATACTTTGCGTTTTCTTTAGTGATAGTGTTGGAAAATACGTCTACAAGAGCCTCGTATTTAAATAGTGATCCCATAGAATCCACGTACTCTGCTTCATACTCTTGACGATAAGTATTATGGTCTAGTTCCTCCTTAGCTTTCTTGATTTCTTCTCGTGGTATATGTGGATTGTCTTCGGTCTTAAAGTTAAAACACTCCCATCCTTGTTTTGCTTCCTTCTCTAGCCTTCTTAGGTTTGGATTTTCTTTCTTTGGGGTTCCTGAGAACATAGCCTCTCCTTCTAGATCAGTGAGTGCAGGGCGGAATATCTCTTGCCAGCCTATAAAGAAGTCTTTCATCGTGTCTAACTCATCAAAGTAAATTTTCTTTGCTTTACGTCCTCGGAAGTTCTCTCTGTTTTCCCATCCCGCAACTGTAATGATTGAAAACCCACCATCTACTGTAGGTACTTTCATTTCAAGGCGTGATTCGTTTACTTCACTTATCTCAGCCAATCTTGACTTTAAAGCTTCCCAGATAATCGCTCTAGCTTGTATTTGTGTAGGTGCTATGTAAAACACTGGAGAATCCTTTTGTTTTATGGCTGTGTAAGCCATATCCTCTACTTGGAGAGAAGACTTCCCAGAACGTCTACCAGCTCTTACTACTTTGAATCTAGCAGGGCTAGAGACTATTTGTTTTTGCTTGTCGTGTAGTATCACTTATCTTTAAAAATAGGGTCAAAACTTATCTTCAACTCTTTCCCGTCTTTCCCTGTTAGTTCTGTTCTACTAGAAAACTCATTTTTTACTTTTCTCTCTAGGAACCACTTAGCGTTATCTGCTTGATCTAATCCTTTTACGATAGTCTGTCTAGCTTTTAATATAGGCTTTTCTTTCAATTCTTCCTTTATTACTTGGAATTGCGGATTGACTGTTGACGTATAGTAGTAAAGTTGGTCTGGTGTAATACCTGCGTAAATACAGGCTTCTTTGTCTGTACACCCTATTGCAAAGGCTTGTTCTAATTTAACTTTTTTTTCCAAGTTCTCCCACCATTTATATTCTGTTGAAAAGTCTCTTATTTCTTCCATGTTTTTAGTTTATGCTTTAATTGGTCAGCTTCAAAGAACTTTCTTTCTTTTCTTAGCATTACCCACTTTGTTTTTACTTCTTTGTAGCTTTCCATGTTATTTCTTCTCCGTTTTTCTTAATCTTATTATTACCTGTATAGTCTACATAGCGTTGGACTATTACGTCTATGTACTTAGGGTCTAGTTCCATTCCATAGCATATACGACCTGTTTTTTCAGCTCCAATAAGAGTGGCTCCACTACCCAAGAAAAGGTCTAACACACTGCCTTCTGTTCCTATGTGGTTTAGTATTGCTCTTTCTGAAAGCGCTGTTGGTTTTTGTGTATGATGAAATTCATTTTTTGAGTGTCTATCTACATCCCATACTGTTACTTCATTTGTCGGACCATTCCATGTGGGTGCTTTCCCTTTTTTAAAGGCATATATAACTGGTTCATGCTTAGTCTTATACTGTGCTCCAATAGCACCAAACTGTGCCATGTTCTTATTCCATATAATCCATGTTCTGACTTGGTAATCATTATCTTCTAGGGCATCAAGTACATCTTGTGAAAATCGGTCGGCAAACCATAAATATAAAGGAGCAGAATCTACCGTGTAAGTATAAGCAAGTGGTAGTGAGACAGCATACATATCTGTTTCGTCATCATTCTCAAGTTTATCTCTTCGCTTGCCTTTTTCTGCATGACCTCCGTCATAGTCAACTCCGTATGGCGGGTCTGTAAACACCATATCTGCCTTCTTCCCATTCATAAGCCTTTCAACATCCTCTATCTTTGTGCTATCCCCACACAGTACCCTATGATTTCCTAACTCATATAGATCTCCAAGCTGACTCTGGGGTTCTTCTGGTATCTCTGGTACTTCATCATCTTTCTCTTCTGGTTCGATAACTAAATCACTGTCAAACCCTGTAAGGTCTAGCATCTCTTCAGATAGTCCTTTGAGTTCCTCCACTACAAGGTTCATGTCCCATTCACTTTCATTTAGCTTGTTATCTGCTAATCTGTACGCTTTTGCTTGTTCTTCAGTAAGGTCAACAACTTTAACATGTTTTAGTATTTCTTCATCTGACCACCCCAGTGATTTACACGCTTCATATCTACCATGGCCTACAATGATTACACCTTGCTTATCTACGACAATAGGTTGGTTCATTCCAAATTCCTGAATAGAATTTGCTACTTGCTCTATTTGCTTCTTTGGATGCTTTTTAGCGTTAAGTGAGTATGGTGTTATTTTCATAGTTAACACTTCTTCTTAGGTTTCTTAGCTTCTTTCTTGTGAAATTTTTCTTCTTTTGCCATACGTGCTTACTTTTTCTTAGACTTCTTAGACTTCTTAGCTACCGATAGGGCTATCGCAACTGCCTGTTTCTGTGGTTTTCCGTGTTTCATTTCAGTTTTTATGTTTTTTGAAATTGTTTTTTTTGAAAAACCTTTAGTTAGTGGCATAATTTTATATAGTTATACACATATTATATCATATACTTTGACAAAGTATAGATTATACTGTGGACAATGAAACCGAAACGTCTCGTAAAGCTTCACTTTAGAGAATTAAAAACTATTGTTATAGTTGCAGATAACGAGCTATCGGTAAAACCTGCTATTTGTACTTCTCAGGTTCATCCTCGGTGTCACGGTTTTTTTATTCCTATTGACGAAGATCTTGCTGAATGCAAACTATGTAAAATATATAAAAACTGTAAGGCATAATATACACATCGCGATATAGCTATCAGTAGTACCCATTCTTCCGCAGGAGATGGGTATTTACTTTACTCTTAGGTTGTTGACTAGTGCCTGGAAGTCTATTTTTGCGTGATTACAGTTATCTTTATCGGGATTAT